ATAATAAAAGTTGCAGGAGAGGGTTCTACTGTTGGTAAATCAGTTGCTGTTGCCCAAGCAATTATGAATACTCGTGAGGCTTTTACTGCTGCGTTAGGTGCTAAACCATACGGACCTTGGAATATCGCTCAAGCTGCTGCTACTTTAGCTATGGGATTCCAACAGGTAAAAAAGATTATGTCAACAAAGATAGAGGGTAAAGATCCATCGGGAGGAGACACAGGCGGTGGAGCAGGAGGCTCTGTTATTCAAGCACCTGACTTTAATGTAGTGGGAGCTTCTGCTGAATCTCAACTCGCTCAAACTGTATCATCGGCACAAGCTGCACCTGTAAAGGCTTTTGTAGTTAGTAAAGATATATCAACGCAACAAGAACTTGATAGAAACACAACAAATATAGCATCATTTGGTTAATTTAATAGATATGAGAATAGTAGAATTACTTATTGACGAAGATGAAATGTTTTCAGGTATTGAGGCAATATCAATAGTAGATAGTCCTGCAATAGAAGAAAACTTCATCGCACTTTCGGAGCAGAAAAAGATAGAACTTGCTGAGGTTGACAAAGAGAAAAAGATACTTATGGGTGCAGCACTTATACCTAATAAGAATATCTATCGAACAGATGGGGAGGATGAATACTACATATATTTCTCAGACGATACAGTTCGAAAGGCATCTGAGTTGTTTCTTATGAGAGGCAATCAAAACAAATCAACATTAGAGCATCAAGCTGAATTGCATGGGTTGACTGTTGTAGAGTCTTGGATAATAGAAGATGAAGTACACGACAAGTCAAGAAAATATGGTTTAGATATGCCTGTTGGAACTTGGATGGTTTCTATGAAGGTTAATAACGATGATGTTTGGAATAACTATGTAAAAACAGGCAAGGTAAAAGGTTTCTCTATTGAGGGTTATTTTACGGATAAAATAAGTATGTCTAAAATACAAGGCTTGGAAGAAGAAGCTGAGGCAACAGAAATATTGTTAGAAATTGCCAACACTATATTAGGAGATAAATATGATTTAGAAACATACGGAGATTACGGAAAAGGAGTCAGGAACAACGCTAAAAGAGGGATTGAACTAAACAAAAAAGTAAACAATAAATGTGCAACAAGTGTAGGAAAAGTTCGTGCGCAACAACTTGCAAGAGGAGAAAAACTATCAGTAGCAACGATAAAAAGAATGTACAGCTACCTATCAAGAGCAGAGACGTATTACGATCCTAACGACACGAAGGCTTGTGGCACAATTTCATACCTACTTTGGGGAGGTAAATCTGCATTGTCTTGGAGTAGAAATAAATTACGAGAACTCGGGGAAATAGATTTAGCTGAAGTAGATTCAGAGGGAAACGTAGTTAAGTCTCCTAAAGCACCTAAATCAGATACTCCTAATAAGAGTCCTAAAGGTAAAGGTTCTGCAAAGGGAGATGCTTCAGGAAAGACAGGAGCAAAGGTATCTGCTAAAGACAAGGAGACACTAAAGAAGAAGTCTGATGAATTCAATGAGAAGTATAAGGAGAAGTTAGGTTACGGAGTTACAGTTGGTGTATTAGCATCTGTATTCCAAAGAGGTCTTGGTGCTTACAATACATCACATTCCCCTAATGTAAAGTCTGCTTCTCAATGGGCATTTGCAAGAGTAAACGCTTTCTTATATTTAATTAAGAATGGCAAACCCGAAAACGCTAAATACACAACAGATTACGACTTGTTACCAAAGAAACATCCAAAGTCATCTAAGTTGTCAGAGGATTGCGGATGTGGATGCAAAGACACTTGTTTAGATGTAGAGTTAGGTTTATACGACAAAACGTATAACGACTATCCTGAACAGGCTAAAAAGAACGCTGCAAAAGCACTAAAGTATAAAGAGGTAAACAATCCGAGATGTGGAACTCCACAGGCTTGGCAATTTGCCAAACTACTTACTGAGGGAACAGCTATATCAAGATGCTTAATATCTGAGATGGCTTCCTACAATAGATTTGAAAAGAAGAAAGGTCAATCATATTCAGAAGGATGTGGAGGACTACTTTGGGATGCTTGGGGAGGAGAAGAAGGAATCCGTTGGGCAGAACAGAAGTTAGATGAGATAAATAAAGCTGAATCAAGAATACAAGATGAGGAATAGAGGTAAAACACCAAGCAACACCTCTCCAAGAGGAGGTAAGAGAGCTTGTTTATGTTCCGATGGCACTTATTCAATTAAGTGTTGCGATGGTTCATTATGGGCGCAAGGAATAGGAAACGTAACAGGTAAACCCTCTTTCTTTTTAGCTCAAGAAGATGGTAATTTAATACTCCAAGAAAATAACTATAAAATAAAAACGTAATGGCGAATTTGAAGATTTCTGAATTAACATTAGCAACCAATCCAACAGGAGAAGAATTGTTGGTTGCGGTACAAGGTGATACTACAAAAAAAATAAAGATAAACCAAGTGTTAAACTATATAACACCAACTTCATTAACTGTATCAGATGGGGAAACTGTTGATTTAGGAGACGAAGAATATGATGAAGTAGAAATGATTAGATTGCATTGGGATGGCGCAAATGGATCAATGACATTAAACTTGCCTGATGCCACTGTCAACACAAACAGAGTACTTAGATTCATATCTAACGGAGGATTTGAAACAGCAACAAGAGTGGAATTAACCGCAATATCAGGTCAAACTATTGATGGTTCTACATCTTCATACACAATAAACAAGGAGTATGAAGGAATCCAACTTTGGAGTGATGGCGTAGAATGGTTTATCATTCAGAAAAAAGCATAGGCATTTGCCTAAAAATCTAACAGTACAGAAAAATACTGTTATTATATTATATATTAATTAATTATAACCTTTTAATTTATGGAAAGTATTAAAGCAACATCTATCTTAAATGATATTATGCAGAAACTTTCTTTGATTGAGAAACCTGAAGTGAAAGCTGAAGAAGTAGAAGTATCTGCTGAAGAAGTTGTAGCTGTTGAGGAAACAATCCAAGAAGAAGTGCAATTATCAGAAGAAGTGAAAGATGAGGTTGTTGAAGAAACAACTGATCTTTCTGAAGAATTGGCTGAAGAACCTGAAGCGATTGAAGAAGTCGTTGAGGAGGAAGTCGAAGAAGAAGAACTTGATGAGGAAAAATACGTTGGTAGAGACGAATTTGAATCAAAGATTTCTGAATTGAAGGAAATGATTGAGGGATTGAAAATGGAAAAGGAAGAAGAAAAAGTCGAGATGTCTAAACAAATCGAAAAGCTATCTGCCGAACCTGCTGCAACTCCTATCAAGCATAATCCTGAAGAAACAAAATCCAATGCTCAAGGATATAAGTTTGGGCAAAACCAACCACAAACAACTCTTAACCGAGTAATGTCGAAATTAATCTAAATAAAATAATAAAAAATGGCTACTACAACTTCAATTACTACTACTTACGCAGGAGAATTTGCAGGAAAATACATTTCTGCTGCTCTTTTAAGCGGTGCTACCATTGAAAATGGCGGTATCGAAGTAAAACCAAACGTAAAGTTTAAAGAGGTAATCAAGAAAGTATCTACTAACGCAATCGTTAAAGATGGTACTTGTGATTTTACACCTACTTCAGAACTTACACTAACTGAAAGAGTTCTTCAGCCTGAAGAATTCCAAGTGAACCTACAACTATGTAAAAAAGATTTCCGTTCAGATTGGGATGCTGTTCAAATGGGATATTCTGCATTTGACTCTTTGCCTCCATCATTCGCTGACTTCTTACTTGCTCACGTTGCTGCAAAAGTTGCTCAAAAAACAGAGCAAAACATTTGGGGTGGTGTTGACGCTAACGAAGGAGAATTTGACGGATTTGCTACATTATTGGCTGCTGATGCCGATGTTGTTGATGTAGTTGGAACTACTGTTGATGCTTCTAACGTAATCGCTGAATTAGGGAAAATCGTTGATGCTATTCCTTCTACTCTTTACGGACAGGAAGATTTATACATCTACGTTTCTCAAAACATTGCTCGTGCTTATGTACGTGCTTTAGGTGGGTTCGGTGCTGCAGGTCTTGGTGCTAATGGTACAAACGCTCAAGGTACTCAATGGTGGAACAACGGATCACTATCTTTTGATGGTGTTAAATTGTTCGTTGCCAATGGACTTGCTGACGATACTGCTGTTGCTGCTGAAAAATCAAACCTTTACTTTGGAACAGGACTATTGTCTGACCAAAACGAAGTAAAAGTTATCGACATGGGAGATATTGATGGAAGTCAAAATGTTCGTGTTGTAATGCGATTTACAGCAGGTGTACAGTACGGAATCGGTTCTGACATCGTTCTTTACTCATAATTATTGTCTAACATAAAGGGGTAGGTAGGTAGTGCCTGCTTACCCTTTTTACTAAAAAAAATATAAAACTATGGCTTGTGATTTATCATCAGGAAGATTAAAACCCTGTAAAGATGCGGTAGGTGGAATTAAGAAAATCCACTTCGTAGATTTCGGAGACTTGGGTACAGTTACTCTCGGGAGTGATGACGAGTTGACCGATGCGACAGGTACTTTTGCATACTACACTTATGATGTAAAAGGGAACTCAAGTTTAGAGCAGAATATCACTTCCTCAACAGAGAACGGAACTACTTTCTTTGAGCAGGTATTGAATATTACGCTTCATAAACTAACTAAAGAAGATAACAAAGAATTGAAGGTAATGGCTTATGGCAGACCTCATGTATTTGTTGAGGACTTTAAAGGCAACGTAATGGTTGTAGGTCTTGACAACGGAGCAGAAGTAACAGGGGGAACTGCTGTTACAGGAACTGCGATGGGAGACTTAAATGGATATACACTTACTTTAACAGCAAGTGAAATCTATATGGCAAACTTTGTAGATGGTGCTACATCTGCCGATCCGTTTGCAGGTCTTGCTTCTGCAACTGCAACAGCAGGTACACAACGTGATCCTGCATAATATATAATTGTAATTTCAATTCAATAAGGGGTAGCAAAAGCTACCCTTTTTTTGTTTACATAAAACAATAGACTTAATATTTATTACTTATATATGGTAATATTAAAAGAAACAACAGACTCTCAATCGTTTAAGATAGTGCCACGATTATACAATGTCGGAGTATCTATTTTAAGGATAAGAGATAATTCAACTAATGTTACTTCGGAGTATGAATTTAATAGTACTACTTCGGGTAATTATTCTGAGCTATCAGGAGTAATATCACTAAAAAAAGGTAGATTTTACGATTTAGATGTATTTAATTCTGCTGATGGATGGGATTCAGATACTCAAAGTTGGGATAATGAAGGTAGTTGGACTGAGGCTGATGAATTGGCACTAATACCACTATACAAAGACAGAATATTCTGTACCAATCAAGTAGAATTAGTAAGATATACTGTTAATGAAAGCGAATATATCACACAAGACACCCACGATAACGATTACATTGTCTTGTAAAATATAAATTATGGCAAAAAAGAAGATATTAAACAAAAAAGTAGGTCAAGTTCACGTTGTTGGTCTATCATCTTACACGAGACCTGAAATAAAAGAGGTACACAATAGAGATTGGATTTCTTATGGCGATGACAACAACTACTTTCAGTATCTAATCGATAGATACAATGGCTCTCCAACAAACAATGCTGCTATTAATGGTATTGCCGAAATGATATACGGAAAAGGATTGGATGCTGTTGAAAGCAAGGATAAAGTAAAAGAATACGAGGAGATGAAGTCTTTGT